CTGATGGATGCTATCAACATAGCGCCCAAGATGCGTCTTCGCATAGATTTCCTTGAACTCAGAGCCCTTGATGATAAGCTGGATGAGCCTGTCGATGTGCCCCGCAGACAGGCCTTCGCCCGCCTGCAACAAATCATCCTGTAGGAACTTGTTGACCTCAGTCGCCCAATCACGCATCTCCTTGTGTTTCTGACGCACCAGGGACACACGCTTGTCGCTGAAAAAAGAAATGAGCCAGTTAACGCCAGACTCGAGGCTGAGCAAGAACCAATCCAGGAAGCTCTCCCAGCCACCAGTGTGCCTATCAAAGTTGGACATGCGTTTGCCAAGCTCACCGAGCATGTCCTTGGCTGGAGAGCCAAAAACGCTCATGGTCATCGCTATGGCAAGGAGCTTAGGGGCTCCTGAAAGGAAATCGTCAACGAAACCACCTTGGACTCGAATTCCTGGTGCCGTTCGCGGGCGCACACCTCCTTCGGGAAAGAATTTAGAGATGTGCGACCACATTTGCGGCCCCAAAATTGTAGAAACGGCCGTGGTGAGAAGAAGAAGTGACGCAATGGGAGAATCGCGAAACCTGTACATGCCATAAAAGGCTATCATAACGATGGGAACCTTCCACATGAACTCGCCGAGCTTCGCCTTGAACGAATCAGCATACTCCCTGAGCTGGGCTACTAGCGTCGTGATTGAATCTGACGCCTCATTCGCCTTAGCAAAGAAAGACCTGAGGGCGTAGCTCGTGACAAGAGTCGCCGTTACGCTGGCCGCAGCAACGGCCGTCATGACCCTCCCTGACTGAAGCGCAGGGTTGCGCTTATCGCGCTGAGACTTGACGTCGGCTGCGCGCTCCGCCTTGGGAACAGACTTGCGCCTGACCTCAGCGTCGTGCTTGGCCTGCGATGCGCGGATCTTGTCGCGCTCGGCCTTGGACAGCCTGGGCTCCTTGACCTTCTTGCCGCCCTGAAACATGACCTTCACCCGTGGGACTGCGCGGAAGAGCTTCTGCGCTGCCTCCAGGATCTGGAAGTGCCTGTACCGCTCGCTGTTCTTGCGCTTGCGGTGAAACTTGCGCACGAGCTTTCGCGTTACGTCCTCAATGGTACGTTCGCGTTTTTGGGGTGGCGGGCTAGCCGCCGGGGTGGGGTAGATGGGGATGACCCAAGGAGCGAACTCCTCGAGAATGACAGGGGGGAAGTCGACTGCCTTTAAGGCAGCAACCATGGCGGTAGACACCGCCGTGGGTGAGAGGGCGTGCAGCCCCTCTACGCGGAGCCACAGCTTGCCAAGGTACCGTGCAGCGTTAAACACGTGGGCCGGCCCGTGAAGGACGGTCAACGCGTTGAGGCTGCGACGCACCCTCTCCTGGGAATCCTTGCCCAAGCTTGAATAAGCGAAGGCGAAGCAAGCTGTGAACCTGCCGGCGAGCACAGCGAAACCATCGGACTCTGCGATTGCGATCTGGTCGATCGACTCCCTGATTTTCTCGTAATTCGTATTCATCATGAGGGTTTTCTTGAACCAGTTAACGTCGTATGTTCTGTATGACGGGCGAAGTACGCCACCCTCCCTTTAAGCTAGGCAAGCAACGCGTGTCATTGTATGCTAAAAGCAGTGACATGTGCACGACGCTACCTCCACACCTTAAGCGTGCGCAATCAAGCATCAACTAACCAGGCAATACTAAACCATTGGCGCAGCAAAACCGGCAAGCGATCCCATAATCGCACAACGTACACGGGGGCCTGAACTAAGTCAGCCGTGGACGCAGCTGCCTTGCGGGACATCTGTATGTGTGACACGCGACCCCATTCGCAGTGGCATCACTCAGAGAGGTCTCCGGGGTGCGCACCCATGTGGCCTCGGAAACAACGCGCCCGACCAGAAGCGCGCTGTGGACACCTTGGAAGGGAGAACAACCAAGGACCGCTCCTGTACCCTCACAGGCCTACAATGTAAAGCATTCAACCTTAGAAAGCCGACACATAGATCCGCCTCGTAGCCGAGATGTTTGCTCTTTTCAACGGCAACACTAATTTTTAGACACACACGCAGTACACGTTCTAAAAACTAACATCGAACCATAGGTGAAAAGTGGTTCGGTAAAAATAGGCAAGGGGGGAAGCTAAAAGCATGGAAGTGGCTTAACGTCCCACAACGACGGAGCGTTTTTTGGATATACAGCACAAACCGTACGTACG